CCTGCTGTCCGTCCACCGGCTGGCCATCGACCGGCATCTGCTGCCCCGGGGCCATTGCGCCCGTCACTTCGGGATTGATTGAAACCTGTTCCATTCGTTTGGGACCTCCTTATTGTCCCATCATACCGCCAGCGGCGGGGGGTACCTGCATACCTGCGGGGGACGATTGTGCCCCCATCTGCGGCATCTCAAAGGCACCCGTGGCGAGACCCTTGCCAACCTGATTCACCATGGCCGGGCCCAACTTATCCATCATCTGCATCTGCATGGCCTGATTCTGATCGGCAGCCATGGACTCCTGATCCTTCACGAGCCCCTTCGGATCGATACCGAGAGAGGTGGCACGGCGGGACAGGTACTCGGAAATATCGATGTACTGCCCGACAGCCTGCGGACCGAAGGTCTGCTGAATCCCTGCGAGGAACGCATCCAACTTGGCGAGATCGTTACCGCGGCCAAGGGCATCGACACCCGTGATGACCACGGGCTTGACGAACTCCTTGGGGACCTTGGGCAACTTCTTCTTGCGCTGCATGACATCCATCAGGCGGGCCACGAGCGGAAGTTGGAACTCCTGACTGAGGATCGAGTAGATGCCGCCCAACTGTCGTTCGACGGCAGCCGTGGTCAGACGGACCTCTTCCGCGGTAACACGCTCAGCATTGCGAATCGTAGACTCCGCCAGTAGGAACGCGTAACTGAGGCGTTCGCGGATTGCACCGATAGTTTGCAATGCGATGGAGAAGTCCGCTTGCTTTTGAACCTGTAGCACCGATACATCGGAAGCCATCCCCTCTCGGATTGCTCCGTTTGGGCTGCGGGAAAGGGTCTCGGGATCGGTCAGACCGTTCGGATTGACCAAGAACAGTACCTTGGCGGCTGCGGCAGAACCCTCAACGATGGCCTGCATCAGGGACTCAAGGCTCTTCAGGTCGCCGAGGTATTCCTCGACATACCCACGGCCGTAACTCTCGCCATCCACCCGGTTCATCCGCAGGGCGAACCAAGGGAGGCTTTCGGACTTATAGGACCCCCGTGAGCCCGGGACCTCAATGCCCTTGATCTCCTGCCAAGCGTCGAACTTGTCCTCGCTGACTCGGCAGACCATGGTGTACAGGTCACAGGTATCGTCCATCGAAGCCATGCGCTCCTCGCCGTATTCTCCCATGATGATGGCCTTGGCCTCATCCGGGAGAACTGTGGGGGAGACGGTCTCCTTGACAACAATGTGCTGTAGACGACCCATCGGGTCGCGCTTGACCACGAACTGATCCAGATGGAACACCCGAAGGCCCTCGTCGGTGAGGTACATCAGGGTGTTTCCGCCAACGATCAGGTGCTTCAGGGCCTCAAACAGACCGGCACGCATGGCCAGCGTCTCGATCTGCTGCATGACCGCCCGTTCGATCGAACTAAGTGTCTGATCGATCTCGGTCTTGTACTCGCTGGCCTGTCCGATTGCGCGAACAGCCTCCTCGTCCAGCAGGAGCCGGAAGAAGGGCTGGTTCGGCGGGAGCAGGCTCATCAGGAGCGATGCCGCGAGATGGTTCACGCCCCGCGCCCCGAGCCCCTGAAAGGTGGTCGGGAAGATGGTGGCATGGCTGTGTCCCTGCGGGGGGATCAGCGTGGGGATCGTCAGCGAAGAGCAATCGCGGGCCCTACGCAGGAACGGGTCCCGGTCGGACTCCAGCCGACTGTACAGGCTGGCTGCCGTTCCTGTGTACATGGGATACCTCAGTAAGCGAGACCGGATGCCGACATGGACGGGATCTTGAGCATGGACTTGCCGCGGCGGCGGGCCATGGCCGTATCCACCTCGCTGCCGCCCTCGCTCGGGGCCGACTGCACCTTCATCGCACTCGGGTTCGGCGGGGGCGGGGGAGGCGGCGGTGGTTCGACCTTCGTCTGCGGAATCTTAGGAGCCTTGCACATTGTTGAACCTGCTTTCGATCTGTCGTTCTAGTGAATGCTTGAGAAAGTTGACCACGCTGCGCTGGCCCACCCGCATCCAGATTTCCCGCTCACCCCAAGAGGGGTCGGGGCATTGGTCAGGGAACCGCTTGTCTAGCGCAGCCACCAGTTCCTCCGTCAGGGGAGGCAGCGGTTTATTCGTTGAGTGTTCCATAGAGTAACCCAAAGATGGGGGCAAGATCTCCGGACCGTCAATCCATTTCCGCTTCAAAGAGTTCACGAAGTCCCGCATTTTCAGCCTTTTCTAGGGCGATACGCAACTTCCGAAGGGCCCTGTAGTGGGTGTTTTCGGCCACATCCGCACTCATGTTCTCACCTGTCTTGGCGTTGTACAGATCTGCGACCTGTTGCCAAGTCCTTAGGCTGTAATCCAGTTTGCGCTTATCCCGGTCGATCTTCGGGATTCCGCTTTCGTGCGACGGAATGCTTGCTTTCATGCCTCGTTCCCTCCCCACAGGTTCGTTTCCTCAAAGACCGGAAGATCGTTCAGACTCTTCGGGAGAACCCCACGAGCGATCATCAGTTCCGTGTGCATCAGGGCAGCGATGTTCCAGCGTGCGGCAGCGAGGTGATCCTCGTCCCGGTAGCCCATCATGTACTTGTTCAGATGGCGGACGGCGGAATCGTAGTACCGGGACAGCGGCTGGCCGCGCTCCCAGTTGCGATCCCCGTACTTGCGGGCACCGTTCTCAAGGTGCTTGGCATCACGCTCAAGGACGAACGGGCTCATCAGGTCGAAGCGGCCCTTGCCGTCACGGGTATCCCTCAGGGAACCGGTGTTGAACTCCTGCCGCTTGCCGGAGTCCTTGACTTCATCGAACTTCACGGCGAATGTCAGGGCGTCCATAGTTTTACCTCGCAGGTCATCTTGTTGTATTCTCCATGACGCAGGATGCGGGCCACGCGGGCCTGAACGAGCGCGTCTTCCTCGGTCAGCCCGGCCTTCTCAAAGCATCCTACCACGCCGGTCCAGTTCGCGCAAGTCGTCAGGACATTCTCTGCCTTGACGGGGCCGACACCCGGGCATCCCTTGTAGTTGTCGGTCTGGTCGCCCACGAGGGTCTGGTACAGGTGGAACCGATCGGCGGACTGACGATCGATCGTGAAGAACTCCTGAGTGCGCGGGTTGTAGTGCTTGCCGGGGATGGACTTGAAGTCCTTGTCCTGCGAGACCATGATGTAATCGGTCTCGTCTCCGGGAGCGGTAGCGATCAGTCCGATCACATCGTCCGCCTCAAGCGTCCCGTAGGAGCGAGTGTCGTAGGTATCCTCCGCGTACTTCTTCAGCGCGTGATAGCAGATCGGCTTCCGGGTCGAGATGCGGTTGGCCTTGTAGTCTGCCAGCACCCGGAACCGCCAGTTATTGGGGCTGCTGAAGCAGAGGATGAACTCCTTGGTCTGCGTGGCTTCCTTGATCTCGGCGATGGAGATGTCCATCATCATCTTGCCCTCGCGGGCGTCCGAGTGCAGGGTCCACATATCGTTGCCCCAATCGATCTCCTTCTCGACGGCGCAGGCCGCCTGATACAGGAGGATGTCGGCATCGATTAGCGCGACTTTCTTGGGCTCTCTCTTCTTGCGTGCCATTAGTCTTCTACGCCTCCCGAGTGGATGAGCATCTTCGCGGTCTCCGCGAGACCGATGCAGGCATGGAACGGACCGACCGTGCAGAAGGTCAGGTCTTGGGAACTACGGTTCTTGGTCTGGCAGCCGATGAACACGAGCGAATCGAAACGCTTGGACAGGATCTTCATCATCTCGTCCGTGGTCATGTCTTCGGGATGGTCACGATGGTCCATATTCGATCCTCTTTGCGGTGGACAGTTCCTCGATAGCCCTCGCCCTCGTAAGCGAATTATGGGGCAACTTTCGGATCGTAAGCATAATATCGGCTTGGTAAGCCTTTTCCAGCAGATAAGGACGGATCTGCTCAATAAACGAGCGGGCATCCTTGCCCGACATCTCCAGCCTCCATGCCGTCCTCGTGTTTGGGCGTGAGTCACGGATGCAGCGCACCCGTCCCACATTGAAGTATTCGCTGATCTTGCGCAGATGATGCGGGTAGCAACTCGTGATGTGAACCACCTCCGTACCACGGTACCGGATGCAGCCCTCGCCGTCGAACAGCCCGGCCGTGTAGGCAAGGACCGTTTTGTTCAATGGGTTTCCGCCCAGTTGCGACCGATCTTTGCGTCCCCGTCCAGTCTGCATCGGAAGCCTAGCGACTCTCCGGCATCGGTGATGCACTTCTTGCAGTAGTCGGCCCAAGTTTCTGACACCAGTTGCGGAACTTCCCATTGGATCTCGTCGTGGATGTGAGCGACCTGACGCGCTCGGTATGCGAGAGCCACATCGTGCATCAGCACGGTGGCCTTCTTCATGGCGATTGCTCCGGCACTTTGCAGGAGCGTGTTGAGGGCAGCGTGTTCAGACCGGATACGAAGCCTGCGGCCATCGATCCCGATCAGATACCCTCTCTTGGCGGACTGCTCGATGGCCCCCTTCAGGGCCTTGAGGGCGGGAACCTTCGTAAGAAATCTCTGCTGAAGTTCCTTACCTTCGGCGTACCCGCCGCCTACAACCTTGCCCAATTTGGCCGGGCCAGCCCCGTACAGGAAGGCATAGATGAACGACTTTGCCTGATTGCGTGTCTCCAGCCCCGCGGCCTTTTGGTTGGCCGTGTGGATGTCGCCCTCAAGCAGTTCCTTGGCGAAGGCCCCGTCATCCCACCGGGCCATGTAGTGTGCGAGGCAGCGCAGTTCCAGCCCGGCGGCATCGACCCCGACAAGCACCATGTCCGGGGAGGCCACGAACAGAGAGCGGCACTCCTTGCCGTAGGGGGAACCGCAGGACGGGACTTGGGCCATGTTCGGACCGCGGTGCGTGCAGCGTCCGGTGACCGCCCCGTTGTGGTTGACGAACCCGTAGATGCGTCCCTTCTTCTCGACCTTGAGCCAAGCCTCGTCGCCCTCGGCCAGCATCCCGATTCGCTTCTGCACCAACAGGTAGTGGGACAGTTTCTTGGCGATCGGGTAGTCGAGCGATCCCAACACCGCTTCGTCCACCTTGGCCTCACCGCTCGGGGTGAACTCCTCGGGGACCCATCCGTACATGGTCTTCAATACGGAAGCGATCTGCTTGCGGCTGGCGGGATTGAACGGGATCAACTTCGTCTTGGTCTTCAGTTTCTGCTCGGTGGGCGGGACCGTGTCCTGAAGTTCACGGACCAGCGCATCTCGCTCGGCAGCGAGACTAGCGTAGAGCGAACCGGCGGCGGCCGTGTCGAACGCGAAGCCGTTGCGCATCTGACTAGTGATCGCCTCGGCGAACTTGTGTTCAAGATCGATCGCCGTATCCGCAAAGCCCTTGGCCCTCAGCCTCTCGTACAGGCTGACCGTGATGTTGACATCCTGCTTGCAGTACTCGCCGAGGTCGTCGGTGTACTCAAGCGAGGCGAAGTCAACGACATCCTCCAGTTCGACACCCTTGGGGGTACCGAGGCGAACACCCCACGCCTTGAGGCTATGGCTTCCCGTCAGTTCCGAAGGGAAGCCCTCGGTCTGAAAGTCGTCGTCCCGGATGTCGGGATGGACCAGCCGAGCCATGACCAATGTATCGATCACGGTACGGGGACCCTTCCAGTTCGGATACAACTTC